AAGTTGGCGGCGATGCAGAAGGCTACGAAGAAGGCTATGCACACGGTATGATGGAAGCAACTAAACTTCAAGATCAAGTTAGTGATCCTGGCTTAGGCACAGAAGGTAAACTTTCTGGAACCGGCAAAAATAGTAAAACTGGTAGTGTTGACAAACAGTCAATGTACACCACAGCACCATCTAAGAGTATGGATGCTAACGGTGGCGGACCTATTAGAATAAAAGATGGCAAAGCTGGAAACCAGACAGCAACATCTGCTAGGAAAGAAGCCACAGAAGATAATATTAACGTTCCTGAAAAAGGCCAGTCAGCAGACATGGGCACGGAAGGTAAATATTCTGGAACTGGTAAAAACAGTAAAAATGGAAGCGTTGATAAAGCGTCACCATTTACAAAAGCACCTAAAAAGTAAGGTAGTTACATAATGGCTAATAAACTATATGAATTTATGCCTCAAGATAGAGGTCACATAATTGTCGAATCTTCCAAAGACGGCAAGGATCTCTTAATGAAGGGTATTTTCATACAGGGAGATATGCGCAATCAGAACCAAAGGATTTATCCGGTACAAGAAATTAGTACAGCGGTTCAAAGTGTAGAAGAAAGAATTAGAGGAGGCCAGTCCGTTTTAGGCGAGCTTGACCATCCCGAGGAACTTTCGATTAACCTGGATAGAGTTAGTCATATTATTACTAATATGTGGATGGAAGGAAACGATGGTCATGGTACCTTGAAGTTACTTCCAACCCCAACTGGTAATATAGCTAGGAGCCTGCTAACTGCAGGAGCCAAATTAGGTGTTAGTTCGAGGGGATCGGGTAACGTAGGACACGACGGCACAGTATCGGAGTTTGATATTGTCACTGTAGACATCGTTGCTCAGCCGAGCGCTCCAGACGCTTTCCCTAAAACGATATATGAAAGTTTATTTAATATGCAAGGCGGAGCAGCCATACACAGATTAGCGGAAGCGTCAGTACATGATCCACTTGCTGAGAAATATCTCCATAAAGATATTATTAAATTTATCAAAGAACTAAGATTATAGGAGATTGATAATGACAGCGAAGTTTGATAAACTACTTAGTGAAGATTTAAAGTTGCCTGAAGCAACTAGAGACCTCATTAAGGAAGCTTGGGACGCACAGATCAAAGATGCAACAGAAGAATTAACTTCTGTTCTTAGAGAAGAATTTGCTAGAAATTTGAACACGATAAAGGTGTTCTTGTTGAATCAATGGACAAATTCCTAACAGATCAAATTCGAGCAGAGATGGACGAATTTGCCCAAGACAAAAAAGAGTTAGCTGTTGATAGAGTGAAGTATAAAACCGGAATTAAGGAGCACACACAGCTTCTTGATACTTTTGTTACAGAGCAACTTAGCCGTGAAGTTAAAGAACTACGCGACGAAAAAGTTACTATGCGTGAAAACGTTAAAAAGCTTGAGAATTTCCTTCTTGAGCAGTTATCAAAAGAAATCAGCGAATTCCGCGAAGACAAGCAAGCACTTGTTCAACAGAGAGTTAAAATCGTCAAGGAAGGTAAGAATGAAATCATTCGAACCAAGAAAGCATTTATTACTAAAGCGGCAAAAGTTATTGAAGAAAATATTGATAAGATTCTACACAAAGAAATTTCTCAATATAGAAACGATATTGTTGCTGCTCGTGAAAATGATTTCGGTAGACGAATATACGAATCGTTCGTTGCTGAGTACATGACTTCTTACTTAAATGAAGGAAGTGAAGTTGCAAAACTTCAAAGTGTAGTAAAGCAAAAGGAAGATGAGCTATTGGAAGCCAAGAAAAAAATTGGCTCACAAAAAGCTTTAACGGAAAGTACAAAGTCAGCATTGAATGCAGCTAAAGATCGTATCAGTCGTGAAAAAACGTTGAACGAACTTTTGGGACCATTAAATAATGAAAAGCGTACAGTTATGAAAGAGTTACTTGAATCAGTGAAAACTGACAAATTGAGAACAGCATACAATAAATACTTGCCTGCGGTAATCAACGAATCAGTAAAAACACGCGAACACGGTAAATCTAAAATAAACGAATCAATGAGAGTTGCTAAGACTGGCAATAGGGATAAAACCCTGCTAGAAGAAACAAGCTCGATTGATGATCTTGAAAAAATCAAGATATTGGCGGGTATAAAGTAAGGAGATTTAACAATGACCCAATCACTTTTTGAAAGTAAATGGTCCGCTACTAAGACTGCCCTTCTAGACGGTCTTAGTGGACAAAGAAAGGACACACTTTCTACAGTATTAGAAAACGCGAAGTACCAATTAACGGAATCAGCAACTGCTGGTGCCACACAAGCTGGTAACATCGCATCATTAAACAAAGTTATGTTGCCGTTGATTAGACGTGTAATGCCTGCGGTTATCGCTAACGAGCTCCTTGGTGTTCAGCCAATGACTGGTCCTGTTGGTCAGATCCACACATTGCGTGTTCGATATGCAGACAGCAAAGCTGGTATAACTGCTGGCACAGAAGCATTGTCACCATTTGATATCGCGAAAGCATATTCAGGTAATGAGCAACTAAATAACGCAAACCCAGCCGCTGCTAACACAGCGAAACTTGAAGGCTTAGCTGGTAACAGAATGAGCGTTCAGATCATGAAAGAAGTTGTTGAAGCGAAGTCTCGTAAGTTGAGCGCACGTTGGACTTTCGAGTCAGCGCAAGACGCTAACGCACTTCATGGCATCGACATCGAAGCTGAAATCATGCAAGCATTAGCACAAGAAATCACTGTTGAAATTGACCAAGAGTTAATTAACAACCTTCGTGTACTACAGGGCAACGCTCCTGTAACATACGATCAAGGTGCTGTTTCTGGTACTGCTACATATGTTGGTGACGAACATGCTGCTCTTGCAGTAATGATTAACCAACAAGCTAACTTAGTTGCTGCTCGTACACGTCGTGGTGCTGCTAACTGGGCTATCGTTTCGCCAAACGCGCTAACGGTTCTTCAGTCTGCTACTACTTCAAGCTTTGCGCGTACAACTGAAGGCACATTTGAAGCTCCTACTAACGTTAAGTTAGCTGGTACTTTGAACGGTACGATGCGTATCTTTGTTGACACATATGCGGCCGACAACGAGAAGGTATTGATAGGTTATAAAGGCGCAACTGAAACAGACGCAGCCGCGTTCTATTGCCCTTACATTCCGCTAATGAGTACTGGACCAGTAATGGATCCAGACACTTTTGAGCCTGTGGTTAGCTTTATGACACGGTACGGCTATTTAGAACTGACAAACAGTGCTAACAGCCTTGGCAACGCGGCAGATTATCTATCGGCAGTTGGAATTGAAACTGCTAACTTGAAGTTCTTCTAAACAAAGACTTTAACAGATAGTAATTAGAAAAAGTGGGCATTTGCCCACTTTTTTATTGACTAAAATCTCTAAATGTGTTATAATATATAGATGAAAGAAAAAATACTAGAACTAATTGAGGCTTATCCGAAACATTTTTCTCAAAAAATTAAACGAGATAACAACTTATACCAGTGGGTAATAGATAATTCTCCGGAGTGTAATATCTTAGCAGAGAGAATATATTTAGCTATTAGTAATGAAACTAAGGTATGCAATTTAGGTAATAAGAAGAAATTCAAATCAATTACTAGTGGGTATGGTTTTTGCGGAAGAGCAAAACAATGCGAATGTGCCCGAGAACATGTTTCGCAAGAAGTGAAAAAAACTAAAAGCAAGTTTACACCCAACGACATAAAGAAGTCCAACGATAAGCGCGAACAAACATGTCTAAAGAAATACGGGGTAACTAATAATGGTCAAACAAGTTATGCAAAAAAAGCTCATGATGAAACATATAAAGATGTGAATAAAGTAGCTGCTATAAGCTTACAAATAGCTAATACAAAAATAAATAGATACGGTGATGCAAAATATAATAATTCTGAACAAACTGTAAAAACCTGTATTGAAAAATACGGAGTAAATTCTGCATTATGTTTAAGGGAGTCAAATCAAAACCCAAACTTATCGTTATTTAGAGACAAGGATATGTTTACGAAGATATTTGAAGAGAATACGATTGAAGAAATAGCAGAGAAATATAACGTACATATACAGACAGTGTATCGGTATTCAAATGCATATGGTCTTCGTGAAAAGTTCAGATCGGTTCCAGAAACCGAACTTGTCAATTTTTTAAAAGAAAATGGCATTACTAACATAGACCAAAATACTAGAAAATTATTACCATCGAAAAAAGAGATTGACATATATCTTCCTGATTATGACTTAGCTATAGAGTTCAACGGGGTGTATTGGCACAATGAAGAAATTCCACACATTACTAAATATTATCACTATGACAAATACATTGAGTGTGAAAAATTAGGCATACACTTGATAACCCTATTTAGTTATTTATGGGATAACAACAGGGAATTAGTGAAGGAGAAAATACTATATAAATTGGGAAAAGCAAATAGTGAAAAAATATATGCAAGAAAATGTACAATTTCAATGGTATTAAATTCGGAGATTAGAGAGTTTCTAAACAATACCCATATACAGGGGTATACTACTTCGAAATATTGCTTTGGTTTGTTTTTTGGTGACAAAATGGTATCGGTTATGACATTTTCTAATTCTCGCCCTGGCATCGGCAAAAAACATAACAAGGATACGTATGAACTAGTTAGGTATTCGTCTTCGCAGACTGTAGTAGGAGGAGCAAGCAAATTATTTAAACATTTCGTGAAAGCCTACTGTCCTGAATTGATTGTTTCGTATTCGGATAACGAATGGAATACAGGCAAGATGTACGAGAAGATGGGTTTTGATCTTTATTCGGTGCAGAAGTCTAATTATTGGTACTACCACCCAGCAGTTGGTAAATTTGAACACAGATATAACTATACTAAATATAAGCTTATTGAGAAAGGTTTTGATCCTAACCTAACTGAAAGAGTAATAATGCAGGAACGTGGATTCTACAGAATCTGGGACTGCGGGAATAAAGTATGGCACTGGAAACCCCAGATAAGATGAACGTTGACATTAAACTTAACACAATGCTAGAACTTATAAATGTATTCTAGAAGCTAAGAAGTAACCAAATTACCTTTCCCCTGGATATTGATAAATAGTAGAAAATACTATAACATTAATATCTGGATGAAATAATGTCAAAAGAGATACAATTCAAGAACCAGCTCACAATCAATAAACGTGCCGATGATAGCAATCACATGGTTTATTTTGATGTTGACCTAACCACTAACCAACTAATAATTGCCGGAAAATATCAATCTGGAGTTGCCACTTCGTTTGGAGGCCTAATTGTAGACGGAGATTTATTCCAAGCAAAGGGCGATGCCGAAGTATTCCGAACATTCACTGCTGGAGATACAATTACTGCCCCTAGTATAAGGGTTGATGATATCTTTGGTAAATCAACTGACACTGTTATTGTTAAAGGTACACTAAGAATCGAAGGTGACTTAACTGTAATTGGTGATGAAACTATTCCTGGCGAAGTGTTAATAAGTGATCCTATACAAATACTTAATACTGAAGATCCAGGACCTGGGATGACTGCCGGCATAGGCGGCATAGGAGTAAAACGAGGAACTCCAGTAGGAGAAGATACTCCAGGCGGAGTTCCTGGATTAGGTGATTCTCCTGTTGCTTATATGGTGTGGAATGAGTCTAGATATGCGTGGGATT